TGTCTATGCGTGTAGTGCGTCAATATACCATTAACGAATGTGCGAATGATCAGTCATTTGCATTGGTGGCCTAATAAGGTAACTTATTATGGAAAAATTTTCTCTGATTGACTTGGAAATCTCGAAGGAGATGACAGGGCGCAAGCAGGCGCAAGCCGTGCAGCGTGAACGACTAAGTGAGAAAACTTCCTGCAAAGGAAGATGCGATAGTCTGAACAGCGATATAACTAAAGAAGTCGCTGAGTTTGGGTCGAAGAACTCAGACCGCCAGAAATGGTCAGTAAGCCAAAAGCTGAAAGTAACAGATTGCAATAATGACAGTATTCCTACTCGTTTAGACGTTCTGTACGGTTGGGCTAACTTGTATCCTGAACTCGCTTGCCGTGTTGCAGCTTAATTTAACGGATAACGAAAGGAAACTATATGTCTAATCCAGGACCAGCAGTCACAACCTCGATTCACCCACAAGTATTAGGTTCTAACCAAGCATTGCGTTTGATCGCAACTGCTCAAGCTGTTAGCCTATCTAATACAGGTGATACCGCAGTAAACGTAATTGATGTTACTAACTACGTTCCAGTTTCAGTTATTACAGCTAACGCTAATAACGCTGGTGCAGCAGTTTCTGGCATTTCTAGCATTTACTTAGGTGTGTATCAGGCTCTAGGCGCTACAGGTACAGCAATCTACACAAAGGCAGCTTTGGCAACTAACACTACTGTTGCTAACGCTTCTGTGCAGCCTGCTACTCTGACAGCTAGTGCAACAAGTTCACAAACTTTGTATGTAAACATTTCTTCATCTACCGCAACTGGTACGATTGACGTTTATGTATACGGTTACGACTTGTCAGCACAGTAATCTGTTGTAAAATAGAAGCCCACCCCCTAAAAAGGGTGGGTTTTTATCATCTAAGGGGATCTTATGAAGAATGTAATGATTGCAATGCCTTGCTATTCAGCAAAGGTACATTTTCCGACTATGCGAGCTATTTTGCTTGATGCCATCAATATTATTGGTCGTGGCGATAAATTTTCTATTGCCGAAGATATAGGAAATAGCGATATTGCAGGCTCAAGAGGGGCTTTATTTGGCGCTTTTGTACGTTCTAAAGCAGATACCCTTGTGTTTATTGATGATGATGTATTTTGGACTCCAGGTTCACTTATTAAGTTAATTGACCATTCTGTTGATGTCGTAGGTGGTATTTACCCTAAAAAGCGTGATCCGCTTGAATGGCCTTTTAAAATTGGCATTAAAGACGAATATAGAGTAGATCCCAATACGGGACTAATGGAGGTGATTGGCTTACCTGGTGGTTTTATGAAGATAACCCGTAATTGCGCTGAAAAGATGATTGAGGCATATCCTCGTCAAACATTGCGTAGCGTTAGCGAAAATACCCAGTTTTGGCCTTTATTTGATCCTTATCAAACCCCTGATGGAAATCGTCTAAGCGAGGATTTTAGCTTTTGTCAAAGATGGATTGATATAGGCGGTCAAATATGGGCAGATTTTGAAATAGAGATGGGTCATATTGGCTATAAATCTTTTGTAGGAACTGTTGGAAAACACTTGAGAGAACAAGAAAACAATGTAAAATAGTTGCAGATTTACAACAAACCCCTTTGCAAAGGAAAAAATATGTCTAGCACTACTGTTACTCGTGGTAATTCCCACGAAACTTTTTACATTTCCCCATCAATTACCCCTGCTGCTGTAGCTCCAAATACATCTGCTGCACAGACTTTTAGCGTTGGCGGCCTCCAAACTACCGATTTTGTATTGGTTCAAGGCTATAACGGCTCACAAACTGCTGGTATCGTAATTGCTGAAGCTGATTGCTTAACTGCTGGCGTATTGTCAATTCAGTTTGCTAACGTAGCAACTGCTACTGCTACTCCTGCTTCTGGCGCATACGCTATTCAAATTACTCGTTTAGAAGGCCCAGCACCTACTACTGCTGTTTAAGGACAAATCATGGCTAACGTATCAGCTTATCGCTTTGTTGGCCCTACAACGGCCATTGCAGTAACCACAGCTAGTTCGACTTCTGTAACGATTACCCCTGCTGGTAACGACCAGCCGAATTTTTGTGGCTTTTTAAACGTAGGTACTACACCTATCGCTATTACTATTGCTCCAGCAATTGCAGGAACTACGACAACTGCACCAGCAGCCGTGTTGCCTACAGGTGGAAATAGCTCACAAAGCTTTGTTTTAGGCGTATCAATGTCACAACCTACTGTGCTTGCAGTACCACCTAGCTTTGCTATTACAGCTATCGGCACAGCTAATACGCTTTATGTATTGCCTATGGTTGATCAGAACTAAGGAAAATCATGTCATATACCAATGCAGTAGCATCAACTTCGACTACGAATATAGTTCCTGTTCAGGCTCAATTTAACTCTGTTGGCGTATGCACAGGTTTAATTGGTCCTGGTGGAGTTGTATTTTCACCTCCATTAACAGGCAATACTGAAAACCCAGCAACTTTGTCTATGGGTGGCAATTTAATTGCTACTTCTAATACATTGCCTACTATTGGTTCTGGATTTGGCACAGGCCCAACAATTACAGCAGTTAGCACATTTGTGTTTAAAATTGTAGTTGGTACAGGCGGTGCAGCAAATGGAACAATTACGCTTCCTACAGCTCCTAATGGATGGTTAGCTTTTGCAGCAGATGTTACAAGCGGATCTACTTTATTCTTGCAATTAACAGGAAGCACAACAACTTCAGTAACATTTACTAGCTATTCTGTAACAACTGGTGCTGCTGCAAATATGTCTGCTGGAGATGTAATTCTAGTTAATGCAATAGCCTACTAAGGGTAAATTATGGCTACTGGGCCAGCATTAACGCAGGATCAAAATTTACTGCCTGTTCAGGCTTATTTTGACTTACAAGGGAATTTTCAAACCTTTATAGGCCAGAATAAGCCCTTTTATGCTTCAATTAATCCTGTTCAATCAGGGTTAACCATTACCAATAGTACCGTTGATAGCACAGTTATTGGCGGCACAACCCCAGCAGCAGGCACATTTACAAGCTTAACAACGACTACAGGAACGATTAGCACAACTCCTGTTAATGGATTAGACATTACTAACAAATCATATGTTGATAACTTTGTTCAAGGTCTTAATGCTAAAGCTGCGGTAATTGCCGCTACAACGGCTAATATCACGCTTTCAGGTCTTCAAACGATTGATGGGTATACAACCCTAGCTGGTGATCGAATCCTCGTTAAAAACCAGTCTTTAAGCCAAAATAATGGCATTTACATAGCATCAGCAAGCGCATGGACTAGATCGCCTGATATGGATACATGGGCAGAAGTTCCATCTGCTTATATGTTTGTTATGCAAGGCACAACTCAAGCAGATACTTCTTGGTTATGTACTAGCGATCCAGGCGGCACATTAGGCGTTACTTCTATTACTTTTGTTCAATTTGGCTCTGCTGGATCATACACAGCAGGCACAGGGTTAACCCTAGCAGGAAGCCAATTTAGCATTACCAATACAGGTGTTTCTGCATCTACTTATGGTTCTGCAAGCGCAGTTCCTGTAATCGCTGTAAATGCACAAGGCCAAATAACTAGCGCTACTAATACATCTATTGCTATTGCTAATACCCAAGTTAGCGGTCTTGGCACAATGTCTACGCAAAACGCTAATAGCGTAGCAATAACAGGGGGATCAATTAATGGTACGACTATTGGAGCTTCTGCTGCTTCTACTATTTCTGGCACTACTATTACTGCCACAACACAATTTAGTGGTGCTGGTACTGGCTTAACAGGCACGGCAAGTGGTTTATCTATTGGTGGAAATGCTGCAACTGCAACATCAGCTACAAGCGCAGGATCTGTAACCAATAGTCTTACATTTAATAATGGTGGCGCTGGCGCAGCATCTGGGTCAACTTTTAATGGCGCATCTGCGTTAACTGTTTCATACAACACTATTGGCGCTCCGAGCACAACAGGAACAGGTGCAAGTGGCACATGGGGCATCAGCGTTACAGGCAATGCTGGAACAGTTACCAATGGTGTATATACAACTGGTAGCTACTCAAATCCTAGCTGGATTACCTCAATTTCAGGATCTATTGTAAGTGGCGCAGTAGCTAGTGCTACAACAGCAACGAATGTAGCTGGTGGAGCAACAGGTTCACTTTTATATCAATCTGCTGCAAGCACAACTACTTCTTTAGGATTAGGCACATCAGGTTATGTATTAACTGCTGGCGCATCTGCACCGCAATATGTAGCTCAAAGCACATTATCTGTAGGATCTGCAAGCACAGCGACAACATCTACTAATTTGGCTGGTGGTGGCGCTGGATATGTGCCTTATCAGTCTGCAAGTGGCACAACTGCTTTTGTGTCAAGTGGCACAACAGGTCAAGTTCTCACCAGTAATGGGACTAGCGCACCAACTTGGACAACTCCAACGGCATACGCAACTGTAACAGACGATACTACTACTAACTCGACTCGTTATCCATTATTTGCGAATCAAACAAGTGGTAATATTTCTACTGAATATACAAGCTCTACTAAGCTTCAGTACAACCCTAGTACAGGTGTATTTACATCTACTAGCTTCTCAGGCGCAGGCACAGGGCTTACAGGGACTGCATCTAGCTTGTCAATTGGTGGCAACGCTGCAACAGCAACTTCAGCCACTTCTGCGACATCTGCCACAACAGCAACAAACTTGGCTGGTGGTGCTAATGGTAGCGTTCCTTATCAAACTGGATCAGGAGCAACCACTTTCCTTGCTGCTGGTACTAACGGTTATGTTTTAACTTTAGCTGGTGGTGTACCTACTTGGGCTGCTGCCTCTAGTGGTTTAACAATTACAGATGACACCAGCACTAATGCAACTCGCTATTTAACATTTACAAGTGCCACCACAGGAACAATTACAAGCGAAAACACAAGTTCTACAAAATTAAGTTATAACCCATCTACAGGGCTTTTGAACTTTATTTCCGCTACGATGGCTGGAACTGCAAGTGCTTATGCTTTTAAAACACCAAATATTGCAGAACCCACAACTGTATCTGCAACTGCTGCAACGGGAACTATTAACTATGATGTAACAACTCAGTCTGTTTTGTATTACACAAGCAACGCAAGTGCAAACTGGACTGTTAATTTTAGAGGATCAAGTGGTACTTCATTAAATACTTTAATGGCTACCAATGATTCAATAGCTATAACATTTATGGTTACACAGGGATCAACTGCTTATTACAATTCTGCTGTAACAATTGATGGAACTTCTGTTACCCCTAAATGGCAAGGAGGGTCTGCTCCATCTAGCGGAAATGCTAGCGGTATTGATGTATATAACTATGTAATTACCAAAACTGCATCTGCTACTTATACTGTTTTGGCTTCAATAACTCAATTCAAATAATGCCTAGATTATCTAAAACTGGCACAGCATCTTTAGCATCTTTTGGATGGACTACTGGAAGTTCATCATATCCAATTAACTATTTATTAATTGCTGGTGGTGGTAGTGGTAGCGGAATTGCTGGCGCTGGTGGTGGTGGCGGTGGATTTTTAACAGGAAATACACCAATAATAAAAAATTTAACCTATGTAATTGTTGTAGGTGCTGGGGGATCAGGTGGAACATTTGCAGTTCCAGATGGAACATCGGGTGGAAATTCAACTGCATTTGCATTAGTTGCAATTGGAGGTGGAAATGGTGGATATAACTTCCCTGCTGGATCAGGTGGTTCAGGTGGTGGAGGCAATAGTAGTGCTGGAGGTTTAGGAACTGCTGGGCAAGGAAGTAATGGTGGATCAGGTAGTCCAAGTGGCCCTAATTATGGTTGCGGTGGTGGCGGTGGAGCTAGTTCAGGAGGTGGAAATGGAACATCTACAGCAGGAGCAAATGGTGGCCCTGGTTTAGCATCGTCAATAACAGGATCAAGCGTAACTTATGCTGGCGGTGGAGGAGGTGGAACTTTCCAAGGTGGAACTGCTGGTTCAGGAGGATCTGGAGGCGGTGGAAACGCTGGAGCTGGTGGCGGCAATAATCCAGGTCAATCAGGAACAATATATACTGGTGGTGGCGGTGGTGGCGCAAGTTATCAAAATGCTGGACAAGCTAGCGGTGGAAATGGCGGTTCAGGGGTTGTAATTTTATCTGTTCCAACAGCATCTTATTCAGGAATTACAACAGGATCACCAACGATAACCACTAGCGGAAGCAATACAATTATTAAATTTACATCAAGCGGAACTTATACAGGATAAATGGAGAATTAAATGGGTCATTATGCAAAAGTAGTAGATGGCAAAGTTACACAAGTAATTGTGGCTGAAGCCGATTTTTTTAACACATTTGTAGATTCATCACCTGGTTCTTGGATTCAAACAAGTTATAACACTCGTGGCAATAAACACTACGGATCAGATGGCAAAGAAGATAATGGCGCACCTTTGCGTGGCAATTATGCTGGTATTGGATATACATACGATCAAGCGCACAATGTATTTTATGCGCCACAACCTTATTCTAGTTGGGTATTGAATCAAAACACATGGTTATGGGAAGCCCCTGTAGCTATGCCAACAGAAGGTGGCCCATACAAATGGGATGAAACAACTAAATCTTGGGTAGCTCTATGAGTCAGTTAGTCTTTCAAGCCAATGCAGGAGGCACAATTACCCTTACAGGGGCTAATACTGCAAGCACAATTAATTTAACTGTTCCTGCAACTAACGGTACGCTTTTAGTTCAAGATACATCTAATAACTTATCTGTTACCAATTTAACAGTAACTGGTATACCCACTTTTAGTGGTACTGGTCAAATGTATTTGCCTAAAGGGAATACTTCACAAAGAACTGCAAGCCCAACAACAGGCGTATTTCGTTATAACACCGATGGCGGTGGTTTTTACGAAGGCTATCAAGCTGGTAACTGGGTTAAATTTACTACAACAAGCGAATCTAGCTATACAGCAAACTATGTTGTTGTAGCTGGTGGCGGTGGTGGTGGATATAGAACTTCTGATGGCGCTGCTGGTGGCGGTGGCGCAGGCGGTTATTTGGCTTCTACTGCAACTTTTATCCCATCAACTGTATATACAATTGTTGTAGGAGCTGGTGGAAGTTCAAATTCAGTTGGCAATGACTCAACAATCAATGGAATTGTAGATTCTGTTGGCGGTGGTAATGGATCAACTGGTTCAGGTGGTTCTGGTGGATCAGGCGGTGGTTCAGCGCCAGGTGGATCTGCTGGATCAGGAACATCTGGTCAAGGAAATTCTGGAGGCGCTAGCGGTTCTGGGTATGGCGGTGGTGGCGGTGGTGGAGCAAGCGCTGCTGGTGGATCTACTAGTTCTGGAACTGGTGGTAATGGAGGGGCTGGATCAACAACAACCATTACTGGTTCTTCTGTTAATTTAGCTGGTGGTGGTGGTGGAGGTGGGTCTGGAGGATCTGCGTCTGGAGGAACTGGCGGTCTAGGAGGCGGTGGCGCAGGCGGCAATCAACTTACATCACCTGGAAGTGGAACTGCAAATACTGGCGGTGGTGGCGGTGGCGCTGGTTATATTACAGGCGGTTCAGGCGGTTCTGGTGTTGTTTACATTTCTGTTCCAACAGCAAATTATTCAGGAACAACTACTGGTAGCCCTACCGTAACTACTAATGGTTCTAACACCATTATGAAATTTACTTCATCAGGAACATACACAGGATGACCGTTTATCAATGGAAAATTAGTGAAATTAGCGCTGAAGATGGCATCATTTTTCACGCTAAATATCACGTCACAGCCACAGATGAAGATGTCAGCGTAGAAACTGAGGGTAATTGGTGGTTCTCAGATAAGATCGTTAAAAAGCCTTTTGACCAAGTGCAAGAGCAAGATATTGCCCAATGGATTGAAAAAGAGTCTATTCAAGATGGCGTAAGCACGATAAAATTAGGGTTAGATAAGCAAATTGCAAGCCTAAAAAACAGCAATAAGTCTTATTTACCTTGGAATCCACCTGTCTTTAAACCAACTATTTGAGTAAAACATGGCAAAACCCATAGACATTATCAGTAGAGCGTTAAAAGACATCGGTGCGCTAGAGGCAGGGGAAACCCCAACTCCAGAAGCTGCTCAAGATGCTTTTGATATGCTTAATGACTTGTTAGATCAATGGTCTAACGAGGAC